AGCGCACGCGCGTCAGGCCCTTCAGCTCCGAGCCGATCAGGAAGGCGTCCACGCCGCCTTCCGCCGCCGCGAGCGAGGCGTAGTGCAGAACCATCCGGCGATAGGTCCAGTCGGACGGGCCCGCGCTCGCGAAGAACGCATCGATCTGCGCCGCCGCAGCCGCGCTGCCGTCCGGCGAGCCGGCCACGCCCGGCGCCGGATCGCAGGTGATCTCGCCGCGCCAGGGATAGGCCGGCTGCGGCGCCGCGCCGGTATAGGGATTTTCCAGCGCATTGCCGGCGGGAATATCCATCATCACGAAAGGATAGAGCGTGACCTTCAGCCCGCGCCCTTTCAGTTCCGCGATCAGGTTCCTGACGCTCGAATCCGACGGCGTGCCGCCGAAAGCCGGACGGCCCTCGATCGTGGAGACGAGATCGGCGCCGCCGCGCGGGAGGCCCGCGACATCCCAGCTTGCGCCGCGCGTCTGCTTCCCAGCGTTGTCGACGCACGGCCTGACCTTGCATTGCCCGGCGCGCAGGTCGTCGCCGAACCAGGCGATGACGATCGCCACGCTTTCGATATTCGGGCACACCGCCTGCAACTCGTCGAGCGAAGCGGCGACATCGGAATTGGCATGGCCGATGTGCCGGTTCTCGGTGGCCCATTGCCCCGGGCCGAGCGAGCGCAGGATCTCCGAACGCTCGTAGCCGAACTCGGTCGCGCCCGGAATGAGCGTGACCGCCCTCACCTCCTGCTCCAGCGCGCCCACGGGCCGGACGATCTCGAACGAGAGCTGCGGAATGCGGTTGCCGAAGCGGTCGACCGGCAGCCGCTCGAACACCACATAGGCGAGCCCGCGATAGGCCGGTGCCTCGCCGTCCTTGGCCACGATCAGCGGGTCCGGCATCTGCTCCTCGTCGCCGCGATAGTCGCGCATGTTGATGCCGGCAAGATCGAGCGGCTTGCCGTCCGCCCACACCCGCATGACCTGCCCGATCGGGCCTTCGCACAGCCCGACCGCGAAATTCGCGAAATAGCTGTAGGTGGTGGTCGTCGTGGTGACGCTCGCGCCGCCTCCAGCGCCACCCTTGCCTCCTCCGCCGTCCGAGGTTTCGGAGCGCTTGGTGATGACCTCTTCGAGCTTTGTCGCCCAGATCACCTGGCCCGACAGCCGCGCGCGGCCATAGGCGCGCGGGATCGGCGCGCCCTCGGTCGAGGCCATCACCTCGATGTCGTTGAGGCGCGGGCCTTCGCGCGTGCGCTGGATCGAATCGCCTCCGATCAGCGCGCGGTCGATCAGGTTTCCGGCATAGGCGCCGGCGATGCGCCCGGCGATCGCGCCGGGCGGGCCGAACAGGGCGCCGCCCGCGGAGGCACCGGCGGTGGAAAGAAGTAGCGCGGCCATCAGTCCGTCACTCCGGGGAATCGAAATGCAAAGGCCAGCCGTCTGCGCCACCACGGCGCGATGGCGACTTCCGCGACCGCAGCACCGTCATGCGCATGGATCATGTGCGCCGCACCGCTGACGATGGCCGCATGCTTGGCGGGATAGCGCTCGCGCCAGCGGAACAGCAGCACGTCGCCGGGCATGAATGCATCGCGTGGAACCGGCGCGAAATACTTGAAGCCTGCCTGTGCCAAGGTCTCCTCCCCGCGAGCCTCCGCCCAGTCGCGCGCATAGGGCGGCGCCCGCTCTGGCTCAGCTCCGATCACCGCGCGCCACACCCCGCGCACGAGCCCGAGGCAATCGCAGCCGACGCCCTTGAGCGAGGCCTGATGGCGATAGGGCGTGCCGATCCAGCTCCGCGCTTCGGAGACGATGAGCGATCTTTCGAGTTTCATTTTTGGAAGCCGGTTGCTGCATCCCTCCCCTTCAGGGGAGGGTGGACGCGAGCACGTTTGCGTGCGAGCGGCCGGGTGGGGTGGCGTACGCAAGCGCCCCACCCGTCTGCCTCCGCTTCGCTGCGGCGGCCACCCTCCCCCTGCGGGGGAGGGATTCAATTCTGCAAACTCCGCCCGTCATGGCCGGGCTCGCCGTCGATGGCGTAGCGCATGACGAAGTCGTTGCCCGGAATATGCGGGAAGCCGCGGAAGTTGATCGCATTGTCGAAGCGCGCACGGCAGGTTGCGAAATGCTTGTCGCAGCCGGCCGTCACGGTGAAGGCGTCGCCCGGCGCGATCGGCTCCGGCATCGCCTGCCACAGATCGAGCACGACGCTCGCGCCGTCGACGCGATGCCGCTTCACCTCGATCGCGAGACCCGCATTCGCGCCGCTATCGAAGAAGACCCGCCCCGCGCTGAACCAGCCCTCGTCGAACGCGCCGAGCCCCGTGGCCGCAAAGCTCGACGTTCCGATCAGGGCCGCGACCGTTCCGCTGCCGCGATAGGCCGGATCGTCGAGAGCGACCTTGCAGCGCGCGTCACCGAGATCGGCGCTGCAGGCCGCCGTGTAGATTCGCCCGGTCTCGTGCGCGAGCTGCTCGGCGAGGCCGCGCAATTCGGCGGCAAAGGCCGCGCCTTCGCGCCGCACCTCGCCGAGGGAGCCTTTCGAGATCAGAACGCGCAGCGACGGCTCGCTCCAGTCCACCAGCCAGATCTCGATGCCGGCGGCGTCATAACGGCCGGCAGCAAGATCGGCCTCGCTCAGGCTTTCATCGTTCAGCGCGCCCGCGATCTCCGCGCCGCCGACGGCGAGGCCGAGCTTCGCGGTCGCTTCCGAGCCGGTCAGGCCCGCATGCGCGTGGCAGGTCACGGCACCCAGCACGATATCGCGATCGTGATCGGTGAAGCCCAGCACGACGCCGTCCCGCCGCGTCACGATCGTGCAGCGGCACAAGGTCGTGACGCCGGAATTGAGCTTCGCCTGCAAGGCGGGAGGAATGTTGCGCATGATCTTGCTCGCCGTCATTCCGGAAGCCGAGCGCAGCGAGGCTGTCTGGAATCCATAACCACGACTCGCGATTATGGATTCCGGGCCTCGCCGCTTAGCGGCTCACCCGGAATGACCGGGAAATTCGGTTATTGCCGCGGCCGTATTTACGTCTCCGGCGGCAGCACCACGCAGAACAGCGTGCCCTTCGGATAGTTGCTCGGCTGCGGCGGAAAGCAGACATGCGCGCCGCCGTCGGGCGCGGTTACGTTCTGGATCACGTCCTGCGGAACCGGCGTCCACTCGCCTTCGACCAGCACCTCGTAGCCGTCCGAGCCCATGCGCGAACTCGTCGGGCTGCAATCGTTCAGATTGCAACAGCTCGTCTTGGTGTCCTTGCGGATCAGCTTCGAATAGAAATTGTGATGCCACTTGCTGTGGCCGACGCCGTGCCGGCCCTGCCGGTCCGCCGGCAATTCATGCAGGGCATGCTCCTGCGCGCGGCTGCCTGCCGTCGATGCAAGGAGAAAGCTCAATATCAGCAGCGGCAACAGCGCCGCGCAATTGACAGAACGTGTCACGGACATGACATCGCCTCCCGTCGCCGGAGAACGCTCACCACTCACCACGGATCGTTTGGGGTCCAATCGCCTCCAGGCAGCGGAACGAGTCGCCCGATAACGGCGACAGAGTCCGTCCATCCTGCAGGCCAACACAACCGCGCTCGCGGAGACGGGTTAAGTATTGGTTTCGATGAGCGGTATCTTTGGAATTGCACCTGCGGTAAATGCGGATAGATCGACTTCGAGATAATCGGTATCGAAGCGCACCGGCACGTCGAACAGGAAGCCGGCGGTGACAGCGGCACCGCTTGCCGGCTCATGCCCGGGCAGAAACGTCACGATCCCGCTCGCGCTGTCGCATGTGAAGCCGCTGCCTGGAATTTCGCTGCCGCCGACTGCGACGCGCACGCTGCCCGGCACCGGCTTTTTGATCGGCCGCTGATAGGGTGCATGCAGCCCGCCATAGGTCTTGATGAGCTGGAAGGTCGCGGTCACACCGTCCCCCGTGCCGATCACCTGGTCGAGCGGCGTCACCGCGGCGCCAGGCGCGGCGGAGGAGTGATCGAGCCGGTCGCGCCAGCGAAACGCATGCAGCCGCCCGCGCCGCTCCTCAAAGAAGGAGATCACCTCCGACAGCGCATCGAGGCTCTTG